TGTTGAAGTCTTCTTGTTTCACAGTTTCTAAGGCTAACTGAGGTTCCTTCACCCCGATCGTTATCGGATCCATAATGTACTTCAGAATAACCATTGACCATGGTACACATGTTTCTGCACTTTCCCCTTTATTGTTCTTTTGAAGGTCCATATCATATCCCTGAAGACCTTTCGCCACCCCCGATGCGTACTTTATATGGTTTCCTCCCGAGATGGCACTGGCAGCAGGAAGGTATGCTCGGATATAGTTGTGCCCTTTCCCTATCATTGCTTCCCCAACAACTTCGTGCCATTTCCTGACCCTTTCGTTGAACAGCCACCAGAAGGTCGTATCGTACTGTTCGAGAAACCAGATGGTCTTACCTTCAGGTGGTCCGTTCACGAAGTAAGGTATGATGTGATGCACTTGCCCTACTGAGGAAGGCCACACTAACCGTATAAGACCAAATGCAGGACCGGGTATTTCGTGCAATTTTTCTTGATACCCGACGTTTTCACCCTGCCATCCCTCTTTGAAGTCCGTTGCGAGTTTGCTACCGTCCTTGCTGACGAACTCACACCTGAAGATGTATCGAACGTATACTCCCTCAGAACCGCGTAGTACCTTTCCCGCATAGTCTACCAGGTTAAATTTTTCCGATGTGAAGGGGATCCGGTTCCGGGTGAGGAATTTGCGAGGTTCCCCGCGAGATCGCTTCACCCCTGTACTTGGCGGAGCCGGTCCGACCGCCAATGTTTGGCTATCTGCCGCAAGTGCATCTACCTCTCCTACAGAAATAGGAGAGACATCCTCCTCCGGCAGTTCGACGAACGGTTTGTCCCCCTCTGCCTGCGAGTCCATTACCTCTAATCGAAGGTAATCTTAACGGGAACATCGTGAACCCGCACGGACTTGGTGGCCGACCGACTCAGTTCATGCCGCTTGCGACGCTCGCCGTCCTTGGGCTGGATCACCTGCGAACACGCCTCCATGTCGGCGTGGATCTCATCGTAGTGCGTATCGAGGTAGTCTAGAATCTCATCCTGAATGGCCCACTCGAAGAAGTTCAGTTGCCCCACTGTCGTATCCAGCCCGCGGAACTGGATTCGCTTCCATCGACAGAACGGGTCAAACATCTTCTTGTTGTACGCCTTGAGGTGCGACTTGTAGACCAAGTACACAATGACGTGACGGTTGCCCTTAGCCATGAAAGAAACATTGTACTTCTTTGAGTAATTGGTTACAAACCAATCCAATAGCCTGAGGCTCAACCGCGACTTGCCTGTAAGGATCTGCTCGATGCGGTTGAAGTTCTCCTGGTTCGCGTAGAATCCCTCGAGACGGTGAAGTACCCACTGCTCCTTACTCTGAATCGTCTCCATACTGATTCTGTGTTTCAGCACTGAAAATGAGTTTTCTGCCTGGACGCATAGATAAACGCATGGAGTCAGTCATCACCGAATGGCTGGGTGAACCGCCGTATACTCGACCGAAGAAGCGTCTGAAGCCACTGATTATGTTGCTCACGCTCCTCGAACCGTCTGTGAGTTATACGCGGGCTCGGCGGTTTGTGTTTACCGCATTGGAGGAGGCGATGAAGGGCGAGCTTGGGCAAATCTGGATGCGTGACCGATGTGTCCGCCGTACGATTCGCATCTACGGGGCAAATGATCAGCGTACGTCTGCGTGGCACGCTAAGCGTGGTGAGATGATCACGGCTTCGGAGGTGTCGGGCATCTTCACGGGCGGAGAGACGCGTCGTAGCCTAATTGTTCGCAAGCTTGAACCGCCTCAGCCTACCGGTGGGAATATAGCCCTTGCCTTGATCTGGGGCACTCGCATGGAACCTGTCGCGAAGGCATTGTACGAGGCTGAGACGGGATGTTCGATTGTGGACGTCTCCTGCGTCCAACATCCGGTCCACTCGTTTCTAGGTGCGTCGCCCGACGGTATCCTCTTCCCCAAGGACTCGACCGACGTGCGTCGTCGTGGCCGATTGGTTGAGTTCAAGTGTCCATTCTCGCGTCCTCAGAGCGATGGGATTCCGGAGGCCTACGTACACCAGATGCAGATGCAGATGGAGTGTACGGGCATCGACGAGTGTGAGTATGTTGAATTCAGGTTCAAGCAGATCTTCTCCTCTGAGTGGATGACGGCACCTGAACCTAAGAGTGTCATCGCAGTCTTTGAGGACAATTCAGTCGAGTACAAGCCACTCGAGATGCCGCTGCCCGAGTGGCAGATGAAGGTCACGGATCGCGAGCCACAGTATGTGTTCTGGCGTTTGCTGTCCACGAAGAAGGCGTTCCTGCCCAAGGATCCGAACTGGCTGTCCACGCATCTCCCCGACCTGAAGGCCGCGTGGGACGAGGTGCTCCTTCATCGTGCGGCAGGTACGTTGCCGCCACCGAATGTCAAGACTCCCGTGGCCACGCCTACACTTGACATTTGATGACGCCTGGAAAGTAATAGCCCACCGTGGAAAGATTCGGGTCGGCATACCACCGGTCCGGCATGACGATTTTTCGATTCGGGTTAAGGAACGCCCCCCACCACGAGAAGCTTGAGTTGGCACAGATTCCACCCGCACACTGGCTCATCAGAAACAGCGTTTCGATCTCCGATTCCGTCACCAGTGTGTAGTTCAGACCCTGTATAAAGGGGCGTTTCATCGCGTAGTCGACGTCGTTGGTGACCACGAAGACGTGTGCATCGGGGAAGTAAGTAAGGGCACGTTCGTAGTAGGCATCCAACCCAATGTCATGGAATGCATTTCCAACATAGTCGCCTCCTCGGATGTGTAGAAAGATCCCATTCTTGATACCCGGGTACTTCGATGACACGTCTGGGAACGTTAGCTTCTCCACGAAATCCCGATCAACGTACCTCCAATCTTGGAAATATCCATGTAGTTCTACATTCGGGTGCGTTTGTATGACCGATGACCAGTTGGTATACGAAAGTGATGGCTCGTTCAGTCGAACGAGAGGATGAGTATTGGAATACAAGCCCTTGAACGAAGAGAAGATCGAGTCAAAGTAACACGCCTCTGTGTGAGTCGACGGATTGACAAGTGTCTGTATATATGGCGTACGTTTTGTAGCATTTGCAACATGAGTGAGTGCAGCCAACTGGAAGAGCTGATTTCCAAGTCCACCCATGACATGAACTGTAAGAACTGGCTTCCACGCAGTTGCCAGCGATAGGTTCCAATATTCGCGATGGTCCTGAAACCTATTACGAATATCACTGTGTCCGGGAGCCTGGTACATGAGAGCTGGGTTTGGTGCAAACCATCCACCCTGCTTCATGAGTTTCTTCCAACACTGATCGGATCCATACAATGATTCGTTGTGTGTTTGTACTAAGTTTGGAAGAGCCTCTTTATAGCACGTCAATAACGTGTCGATGTAATGACCATTTACAAGGTATGAAGACGTAGTTTGTCCGTCGTATAGTTCATACGTTTCCTTGTTGATCAATGGGACAGAGGGCCCGAAATGAATCACATTGTATGGCTGAGACGCAAGTTTCTCTACGATGGGATATGCGGTGTCGAACTCATTCCATTCAACGTCATCCTCCACAACAAGTACGTTCCGCCACTTGTAGTGTTTGGCGGCATTCAGAACCGCGATATGGCTCTCTAGACAGCCGATAAATCCAGGAGTTCTCTCGATCGCACTCAGTCGAATGACCTTATTGGCAAACTGTGCAAGGACTTCGCGAACGCGAGTATCACGGTCTGTGCGGCGGTCTAGGTTAATATATACCACATGATCAACAAACTCCCACATTATCTTGTGCATACGTATTACTTTCAGGATTCTAGCGAAAGGAAGTAATGACGGTGACCTTCGTCACCGCGTTTCTCGACCTTCACGAGTCGCGTCCAAAGGACAAGTCGACCAAAGCTCGTATCGAATACTTCAGACAGCTGAATGCGACCGGTGTACGTCTCCACGTCTTCGTCAGCCCAGAGCACCTCGATAGGTTGCCACTCCTCAACAATGGAGTTGTAGAGACAATCACCCTCGAGGAACTGTACATGTACACCATCTCTCCACAGGGAATCCCCGAGAACCGGTCTGAGGTTCACGACACGCGTAACTTCTTGATTCTCATGAATGCGAAGATTGAGTTCATCAAACGGGCCATCGAGTCAGGCCACCATTCATCGACGCACTACGCATGGGCAGACTTCAATCTATATCACGTACTGAAGGACGTCGAGTCCGCGGATGAGCTGAGGGCCATCTACTACTCAAAGCTACCGTCTACCTGTATGTTCTTCCCCGGGTGCTGGCCCAAGGGAGTCATGTGGGACTCTGTCAACTGGCGGTTCTGCGGCGGGTTCTTTCTGGGCGACAAGGCGTCTCTGTTGAAGTTCTACGATGTATACGTTCGCGAGTACCCGCGGATGCCCAAACTAACCTGGGAGGTGAATACGTGGGCGTACCTTGAGTCGCTTGGCGTGCAGTTTGACTGGTTCAAGGCAGACCACAACAAGACGATTATCGAGATCCCCCGCAACGTGATCTGTGTTCCACCCGATATGCCGTTTGCCTGGGCGTCGCCTGACTGTGGCCTACATGTGAACGGACCGATGTATCGCTACGTACTTGAGTGTATTCGCTCTCTCAACATGACTGCCGTTTTCCCGAAGTCCGACGGTGTGATCGGCGACGAAGAGTTTGACCGCATGATCGCTTCACTTGGACGTATGGAGACGGTTGTCACGCCCGGACGCGAGTACCGTCGGTTGGAAGCACTCGCAGAGAAGCCGATTATCTGTATGCATTCCTCTCGCTGCTTCAAGAGCGATACGTTGATGCTGATGCCGTGGAGTGATAACGTGTTCGACAACGGAGTTAGCTTTTCGCAGATCAAATGGGAGGAGAGGAAGTCGGTTGCCGTATGGCGTGGTGGGTCGAGCGGCTTCTACCGGCCGTCCATTCGTATGGAGGTTGTGGACCGTCTATTTGGCGTACCCAATACGGATGTCCGGTTCGTACGCGGAGGCTGGCCGATCAACGATGGTGTGATCCCGGAGTATCACTTCGGCCAGCGCATGAGCGTGGAGGAACAGCTGACATACAAGTATCACCTGGTGATCGATGGAAACACCCCGGCCTCCAATGGACAGTGGGTGTTCGCAACGGGTTCGGTTCCGGTTATCATTACGCACCCCGGCAACCGGTGGTGGGCAGATTCGGAGTTACATCCGATGGTGAATTATGTACCGGTCAAGTACGATCTCTCCGATCTGGTGGAAAAAATTGAATGGCTAGTACGCCACGATGAGGAGGCTCGGCAGATTGCACAGAACGCACTCGCCCTTTCGCAGCGAGTATTCAGTCCGGCCTTTCAGCGTGGATACATCATGAATCGCGTACGACAAATCGCCCAGCTAAGTCACTGAAGCTGTCTCGCTGTTTACCAATACGAGTTCGGTATGCGAACCATTCGGCACTGGGCTGTAGAGGCTTCCAGTACTGATCCAATAGGTACACCCAGTCCAGCATGGGATTCTCGATGAATAGGCGAGCCCCTTCTTCCCAGCGTGCGATCAGCGTGTCGTAGAACCGCGAGTGGACAATGTAGCCGCTTGTGGTCTGTACCTCAACGACGCGAACAAACGTCTCGTCCAAGGGATCGGCGGCCTTGAGGTTGTACGACAGCATCACCACATCATAGCTCGCAGGGAGGCGTGTGATCAGCTGATCCCACTCCTCCTTGTTGATTAAAAATTGAAAGTCGTCCTCAAAGATCATGACAGTTTCGTACCCACGGTCGCGGGCGAGTTTCAGTACTTCGATATGCGAAAGGTTACATCCAATGGCTCCAGGGTCGTATGCCACCGCCGGAAACCGCTCGACGGTCAGCCCCTTGTCCGCAAACTCCTGCTCGACCTCGGCACGTCTGTCTGTACGTCGATCTAGGTTGATGTAGAAGGCGTGCATTATAAACTACGTTCGGCTTGTTCCGCTAAATCGGTACGACCGGCCGCACGTGCGTTCTGGATGAAGTGCGTACGAATCGTCCAGTGATCGTGAACACTGCGGTGGTAGTTGGTGATACACGACCGATAATCGCAAAAGTACAGCGTGAACCACTCGGGACGACGATTGTGTAGATACACGAGCACCTGTTCCTCCGTATGCCCAACGCCTTCGTTGAGCTGCTCGTAGAAGATGGACATCATGCCCGTGTAGAACAGCTCCATGTATCCGCGTTGAACGGACATCAGAGTACCGGCAAGCGAACACGGTCCACCCCACTTCATGTACTCGCTCATCGGGTACAGTTCGCGATTCGAACGGTAATGAATGGCACCGCACGCAATCTTTGGATGAGGGTTCTCGATGACAGGCACGATCGCCGTGGCCACGTCCATGGCCATGTGCGAGCATCCAAAGTCTAGCCAGATGTAATGCGTAGCCGAGGACTGTTGGTAGGCCATGTACAGTGCTGGAATCTTGAACATCGTGGTTAGCACGTGGGCGGGCGTGTTACGGTCGTGCGGATCCTTGTATCCCGGAGACCGCATGCGGTTGTTGAGGATGATCGGATACAGGGTCTTGAAGTAGTCATAGTCCGCAATGTTCTTCTCGATGTACGTGGTCGGGTGCGTAGACACCTCTTCACGGATTGCCTGAATGAGCGGTTTCGTAGACGGGTCGCAGAAGATGATCATTGGGGCTGGGGCACTGAGCGTCGCACGTCCATTCGTTAAGTAGAACTCGATCGGACGCGTGGTGGACACTGCACCCGGCAAGTGTTGGAGGTTGAAGAACATCGTTACGATTGTCGCCATTTGATACTACAGTTTCACCATCCGAAAATGCGTCGCCACAACGGGCGAGTTGCTGCGAACTTGGCGTTCCATTGGTCGATCGTGTACTGACTTCCCATGCTCACGTTACATCGCGAACAGATGGGGATCAGATTGTCGAGGGTTGTAGCACCGCCTTTGCTCTCGGGGACATTATGACCACACTGGTAGTCAAATACGTTCATCTTGTTCGTACACCAAACGATCTTACACTTTGCGTTGAATCTTGGACCTACCTTTGTGATCCAGACTTGTTCACGCAGTGCCTTGGGGATTTTCTGCTTTATGTTCATTAGTATTTACTACCTCACGGCTGTATATGCGTTTACGCGGAACGGTGTCGTCATCCCCTGGACCGCGTCAACGAAGGAGGAAAAGGGCATGTGATTCGTCCGCTGCTCGTACGACGAGTGCTCTACCTCCTGTGTCCGCTGAGACTGGCTACGATCAAGCATTTCGGGATGAAACTTCTCCTGGGCACCCGACAGCTGCCAGGCGAACCAGAGGGCTGCCACAGCAACAACAAGGGCAACGATGTGAAGCATTGTTCTTCTCGGGCGATAAAAAACGAACTCTTTCCCTCTGTATGAGAAAGGGAAGCATAATGGAGGACAAGGCTCTCGCAACCCTACGCATCTTCTTCGAGCGTCGTAAGCTCGCCACGGAGACAAAGCCTCTGGCAACGGAGCTCAAGGACGTGAGTGCGTATACGATGGGTGACATCCTCATCCTCTTCAGCCAGAAGGACAAGATGCTTGATCGCGATGTGAAGACATATCTTGGGTATGCGGGTGAGAATGAGTACAAGAACGGTGTCGTGATTGTGTCTCTGTCGAAGCCATCGGAGAATCTGCTCAATATCATCCGCTCACAGTATTCGAAGGATAAGGTGGCCTTCTTCCACATCCGCGAACTCCAGATGGACATTACGACACACCGTATGTCTGTGCCTCACCGAATCCTGCCGCAGGAGGAAGCCAAGGCTGTCCTCGACAAGAACCGCGTAGTCAAGCCCGAGGATCAGCTGCCATGGATTGATTCGCAGGACATTCAGGCCCGTATCATCGGTGCGGTTCCGGGCGACATCATCGAGATCACCCGCCACAGCGATACGGTGGGTAAGTGTACGTATTACCGCTACTGCGTGGCCGACGTAAATGTTGCTTGAATACAATGTGGGTCGAACTCTTGCTCGGAGCGACACTGCTCGCGGTCCTACTGTCGGTGCAGCGTGAACACATGGCAACAGGTGTCTACAGTAAAGACACTCCTCCAACAGATGCAGAGGCGAATGAGATTTTTGACCAGATTATGTCGATGGCACCGGCCATTCTCCACAATGCGTATGCAGACGCCTTAGCCTTGGCAAAGGTGGCACTCGCCGACGCAAAGACATACGCTGCGAAGGACCCGGCAGACATGATGTTGAAACCGGCTGCGGAGACCTCCGAAGACAAGCTTGTTCTGCTTTCGAAACATGGAGTTGTTGGGGCTGTACTCATGACAGGTCGGGTTGTCAGTGGTCAGGGCCCATTTGGTCCGCCCGGGATGCCGGCACAGCCGTCGCCGGCTGCGGGGCCCATCACGGAAGAGAAACTCAAGGCACACGTTGACCGGCTGTATACTCAGCTGAACCAGCACATTGACGACCAGCTTCCGGGTGGAGGCCCGAATCCAAACCTGTCTCCGATTCAGGGCGAGATGCAAGCAAAGATCAGGAGCTACGCAGAGCAAGCCCGAACGCTCGTCAAGAAGTACGACACTCCGGAGGTTCGGGACGCATGTCTTCTCGTGTTGAAGGAGTACTATATTGATCAGCTGAAGCCTGGCTGGTCTGCCGGATCGACGCCCGCCGAAGACCCAACAGCAGCGGGCAATATGGCCGATCTAGAAACGAGATACAAACAGCAGCAGATTGTCTACAACAACATCAACGGATCGGATAAGGACGCGTTACTCAAAGCAAAGGGAGAGATGAGTGATACACTACAGCAGATGCTAGCCCTGTCTGCGAGAAGTGGATCCGAGGATCAGCAGCAGATGCTGATTCGCCGTATCATGGAGATCCAGCGTGACTACAATGGTCTTTTGGTTGCGACGGACGACCTTGAGACCCTTCGGCGTATTCACCAGTTCACCGACATGCGGGAGAGCACACAGACCAAGATCTACGGTGTGGCGTTTATTGCGTGTGCACTTGCGTTGCTTGTCATGGTTACGCGTACGCGTTGAATGCGAGAGACACGCCCATAATGATCATGAGCACGACGATACGTATCGTCAATGCACCGTAATCAACCGTCGTCGGCGTCTCGGCCTGCGAAGTTGCGAGCTCGTCTGCGACCTTCGGCCCCTGCTTCTGTAACGCCTGGGCCTTTGAGTGGAGAGTGTCGAGCTCGGGGTTCGTATCCTCGTATTCGTCCAGAAAGGTCTGAATGTACATCTGGTTCTGATTAATTTGTTCACGCATTGTCCTCAGAACTCCGTTCAGATGGGTTTCGGCCGCATCGGAGGCCGCCTTACTCGCCGTGTCGTGATCCTTCACATACGTCTTGTAGTTCTGCGTATACGTATCCAGCATCGTCTGGTAATCTGCGGAGACCGAATTCACCTCAGCCCTTCCAGACGGTGTCGCTGCCTGGAAGGTGGCATGCTCGCGAACAGAGAGCGATGCGACTGTGACCAACGCGAGTAATAGGGCCGTGAGCCACCCAACCATTATCTTGTAGGAGTAATAAAATGCCGGTCGCACAATCGTTCTTTGAACCCGGTCGCGATGCACCCCAGCGTCACATGCGTGGAGTCGATGCCTCTGAGTACACTCGCTTTGTTCGCATGGCGGCCACGGTTGCCCCGTACATCAATACCACCACGACGTTCAACCGGCCGTATGCCCGCAATGGCCAGAGCCAGCAGGCGAACTTGGATGGTCGCTTCGTCAGTGCGATCTTTTCTGGCCTGCGACCGTTTGTTGCGAATAAGTAATGAGTTGCCCAGCAGGCTTTGAAGTCGGGATCAATACCACATGTCGCATAACGTGTCCGTCGGACTACAAGTACCTCCAGAGTTCGTCCGGTGACAAGTGCGTGGCTTCGAATGACAACCGGTACTCGATTACGTTGCAGGCCATCCCCCAGGGATCGTCCACAAAGGCCTTCTCGGACGAACAGTCGAGGTTCATCACTGAAGTCATCAAGACAACGCAGAAAGCACAGAAGGATGCAGATGCACTGACGTCGACCACTGTGGAATCGGCCGTCTACGCACACGATCAGATCCGCTCGACGAACGATGTCGCTGGCACATACGCCGAGGCTATTGCTGAACTCAAACCGCTGCGTCCTCCGACACAGCCGCACCAGGATATCATGCTTGAGAGACTGAGCATCGATAAGCTCAATGCCCAAGACATACGGACTCTACAGATCTGCCTGTTCTTCATCGTGATCACATTGTTCGAGTACCTGGTCTTACCAGCCGAGATCGTACATGGGGCCGCCTTCTTTACGTTGTGTGTCGGAACGTCAGTAGCAATCTATCTCTCCAATAGATAATGGGTAATCAGCAGTTCAAATGTCCGGCCGAGACAACCTACGGGGCAGCACCGTTATCGTGTGTCATGGCGTGTCCGGACGGGTTCGAGCTTCGAATGGTAGAGGGAGCCCAGCGGTGCGTAAGCAAGGTTGAACCCGAGGTATCCGTTCACCTAACTGCATTGTCGGCTGTTCCGCGAGATCTGAACGACCATTCGTCCTTTTCAATCTCCGACCTACAAGAGTCACATCCAGACGAGTATACGCGATACTCGGCCGAGAAGACACGTTTCACAGACGAGATGACGATTGCTAAAGGGCAAGTGAGTCACGACGCAGAGGTGGCAGCCGCTGCTAGGGCACTTCAAACCGTCGAACCGGGAGCGGCGACAGACGCGGCGAAGGCAAGGTATATGGAACTCACGAGCAGCCCAGATACTGCGGCGTATGCGGCGGATAGGGCCGCGTCGGCAGCAGCACAGAAGGAAGTCGATCGCTTCATTTCCGAGTATCAATTTCTGGCCAACCAGTCTATGCAGCAACAGGGCACGTTGGACTTGATCACGGGTGTCAAGGACAAGCTGCTGACCGTCAAGGACGACATGGAGTTCTCCGTGGGTACGTTCGGAAAACAGGTTGACGATATTCGCAACCAGATCAATATCAACAAGCGGAAACGCGAACAGGCGATGGATTATGGCAAGTGGTTGTCAATGGCCCTAAACGTAGCGATCGTCGCAGCATTGCTCTTTGCGATCTTCGTCTTTGGGCGGAAGGCGTTCCAGCGATCCAATCTGCCCTCTTCGACCCCATCCATGGGTGCCCCCGCCCGTCCGGCAGCGACCGAAGATACAACTGCCTTCTTCAACGCATTCACCAAGTATCTAACTGCGTCAGCACCTCCAGCAAAAAGCGTATGAGTTGGGTAATGGAGGTCACCGACCCTCGCCCCGTAACTGATTTCCAGAAAACAACCTTTTGCGGACATCCACGTGCACACGTGCGGAAGGTGTTGGTTCAGACGATCCAATTAGGTCATGCGGATTACGCATGTTATTGGACGCTTGAGCTGCTCTGCTCCGGTCTTGTGCATAGTTTATGGGACTCGTTGTTTGAAGCTGCGGCACTTCACATCAACCGAGCTCAGCCCAATGTGTTTCTGTACTTGGCGACTGCGTACGAGAAGTATGCCCCTATCGAAGAGACGTACGACATTCGCAACATGACGCGTATCCGCAACCATCCGGACATTCGCAGAATGGTCTGCGAAGTCGCGGCGACTCTGGCGTTATGCCGTAAGAATAAGCTGATGTCACTTCCGACGATCAAGCCAGCCCATGATTTCAATCCGGTCACCATTCAGGAGAGCCTCAAGTCGCCTTCGAGGTTGTACGGTGCCCAGGTATTGAAACCGTCGGACCCCATGCCGGTGGGCGTCCCGATCAATGAGTTCTGTTATTGTATTCGCTCCGACGTGCGAGACCTCACGCGGGCCTTGTACTGGATGTCCTGGGTGTTCACATTCTGTCGCGAACACAAGAAACAGACGAAGACCAATCTCCTCTTCTACAACCGCAATGACGACTTCGTCTCGGCGGCGGATGGTACGCATCCGGTCTGGCTCTTTTGGGACGCGATTCGAAAGAACAGCCCACCTAACGTACGGGAGTATACGGACGTGCTCTACCGCATCCACAACCTCCGCTGGTCTGCGGGCGACAAGGGGAAGCGGTCACTGTTGATCGCGGCCGTGACGCTGCTGTGCGAAGGGTCGTTGGACACCACGCCATGTACCCCCACGCTCCAGGTGTCAACTGTCCTCAACGGAATGCCCGGTTGGATTGACGCAATTGTCAAAATGCAGAAGTCCTTCGCGTAAAACGGACTCGCAGAGAGTACAAACCAGAGATGACAGACAAAATGTTCCGTCCTTGCTTTTCCGCCACTCAGGTGGCCGGTGCCATCGGCCGCCACAACTACCAGAAGGTTCACCAGGTCATCTACGATGTCTTCAAGAAGGACAAGACTGTTTGCGGACGCATCGAGGCCATTGAGAAGGCTCACGACCGCAAGCCCATCAACAAGTTCAAGGGTGCGATCCTCAAGGATCGCGATATTCAGTCAAGCGTGTTCGCGGCCCTCGATGACTGTAAGGTTGCCGATGCCGCAGCGGCTAAGGACATGGTTGCGACGGAGGCACTGATCACGGCCGAGCGTGTGAGCCATGAGCTTGATATGAAGAAGGCCGCTGGCATCGAGGTCTCGTCTGTCGAGATTCAGGCTGCCGCTGAGGCGGTGATGAAGGCAGCCGAGGTCAAGAAGGAGGCTGCGGTCGCGGTGGCGGCGGCCCCGTCGGTGGACGTCACTATGGACCGCGTGGAGGCGGCCTGTAAGAAGGTGATTCAGCGTACGCCGAACATGTCGCCCGAGATGGCGACGCAGCTGCTCTCGGATGCCCGCGGGGAGGTGGCCAAGAAGCGTGGGCTTCAGAACGAGGACAAGATCCTCAATACCTACGAGGCCGACCGTAAGGTCACGGTGACGGAGCGGAACACCCGTATGCTGCGAATGGAGACGGAGCATTTCGTCCTCGTTGGCCGGACGGATGGATTCGTCGCTGACCTGAACCGTGTGGTGGACTCCAAGGACCGCACCACGTATTGGAAGACGGTGCCTGTCTACGACGAGATCCAGCTGCGTGTGTACATGCGTATGATGGACGCAAAGGACTCTGAGCTCATTGAGAAATTTCCGAATGGCACGAAGCGAAACACTGTATTCGTGAACGACGAGAGCGAGTGGGCGGATATTGAGGCGTCTCTGAACCTTGTGGCCCGGAAGATGAACGATATCCTCGCCGACGAGTCAAGCTTAGAGAATATCGTCTTCGCAAATACAGTGTAAGATGAAGATCAGTGTGACAATCGAGACGCCCGAATGGGCTACGGGCACAAGTACGTCATACGAGACCAAGTTCCTCTACACGGGCAATGGTCGTATCGACGTACATGCGAAGGTCTACCAGGCGTTCCAGCACGAGGACGCCACATTTTTCCTGTTTGAGAGACCATTCTCCGGAGGCGTGGTCTCGCGGTCGTATTCGGTCGAGTATGCGACCGTCACTGAATATTCAAAGTCCCCTCGTCGCTGGAAGGAGGAAACACCCAGCAGTACACAGTACTTCGCGGAGATTTCGCAGTAAGAAAAGGCCGCCGCAAAACAAATGGAACCCTTCGACGTGCTCGTGACTGCGATGTCTTCGTTGGTGATGCTCATTGTGATCCATCTTTCAGTCTTCGGAGTTATTCGGTGGATGTACCCGCCTCCCCTGCCTGCCCCTCAGGTACGGTTCGCCGAGCCTCCACCGCCTCCGCCCTCTTTCACGGAGCCGCCGCATATGAAACAGGAAGTCAATGTACCAACGTATGCGTCGCCTGTACCCGTGGAAGCCGCTAGTGAGGAAGGGGGATCTGACGGGGCAAAGCCATCGAGTGCCGCAAATGAACGGCCTTCCTGGTTGGTTGCTGTTGACCCAAAGACCCTCGACAAGTGAAGCCGTCGCGATCAGCATTGACGACAAGGGTGGACATCAAGAGGAGCTGACGATCGTGATGGACGAACGTATGTGTTGCGATACGATCGTGAGGACGGTTCGTCTGTCAAAGGATGTTTTCGTGGTCTGCGACATTTGGGCGATGAACGGTACCATCGTACATCCGCTCATGACATGGACGCAACGCCAAGAGTGGATCGCAGAGTGTTTGCGTCTGTTTCATCAGCCTGATTTCACAGCATTGTTCACACTCGCGGACGCTCCCGTTGGGACGCTGGTTCGTGGGTATGAGTATTACGACGACCTTCCGGGCACGGTTGGAGTCTTTTCGCGTGAAGAGGTAAATGGGTGAAACTGGAACCTGTGGCGGCCGTCGCCGCACAAAGAAGCATGCCCGTCGTCGCCGTCATCGCACACGCCGTGGCGGGTTCGCTCCCGCGAGTTTCTCGGGTGCGGTCGCAGGAATGAATGGACAACCTGCGGGTGCCGACTTCAGGGCGATTGGAGTGTCGGGAGCAGGCCCCGGATACGAAGCGAGTTCGTATGGCCAGAAGGGCGGTCGCCGTTCCCGCCGTGGTCGCAGGGGACACCGTCGCTCTCGCCGCCGCATGCGTGGGGGTGATGCGTCCGCAATGGGCGGACTGGGTCACGGTGGAGTATCTGCGTCCTTTACGGGAGGCGACTCCTTAAAGACCGATAGCGGAGCGGATCTCACGGTCCGCGGGTTTGGAGGCACATCAACGCGTGTCCAGTGATCGCACCACCGCATCGGCCCACACATAGGGCATGTACTTGGAATCGTTGGTCACAATGAACGGCCCGCCGACCTGTGCCGTTCGCAGCCTCATTCGCTGCATCTCAAACCGTAGATCAATATACTCAATCCATTCCATCCAGACGCGATGTGCCGTCATGGCCGTCGACAGTAACATAAACACGTCGCCCGAAGTAAAAAACATGAACAACGCAATCAATGGCATGAGAATCATGTCATTGAGTCGTTGCATTTGAGCCGTAAACGACGGCGGGATACAGATGTCGTGTAAGACGATGAACCGATCGGCGGATTTAAACGGATCCATGTGCCTCGATCCTTACTCCCTCGTTGGGAAACACAATCTCGTTGTCAGACGCTGTTCCATTCCCGTACCGGATGTCCATCTTGGGGTGGGTCTTGAGGAACATCAGCAGAAGGTCGAGACGGATCTCGTTGCCGGGCATGATGTAGTGGCTCAGTGCCAGGGTGATGTAGACTTCATTCGAGATGTCACCAATCCACGTCCACGGAGTCTTGACGGGGTCGAACGGGTTTCCGAGGTAGGGCGTGATCGGCTCGAACTCGTAGAGGATGCGGCGACGCATCTCGTCGCCCTTACGCCACTCCTCGACGTAGATGCAGTCCTCGGGAACATGGGTCATGAGGGGGTCGTACTCACTGTACTCGCCGAGAAGATACGTGCGGTAGATGTAGCCGCGGTCCGTACGGCGAGACGCGAGGTAGCGATCGAGGGCAGAGAAGGCACGGAAGAGGCACATTTTGACTTGAATGAGCCCAGTCCAAGTAAGCGGCAGCGGATCCGTTTTCAGTCCGCGATCTGAATACCCTTGCGTCCCATCTGTGTCAGCAGGACACCGCCATTCGGATCCGAGGCAGACTGTGCCCACTGCGTCGAGTAGGTATTCCCCCACGGGTTGCCCATCGCACCTTCGGTCCACGACTGCGTAGCAGGCGTGATTCCGGGCTCAGGCGGCTCACCGGGTCCAGGGGGATTGTGCTGACGGATGCTTCCGCCGTCCGTGAACGTCTCCTTCGTGTCTCCACCCTGCATCGAGACAATCACGATCTCGTCAAAGTTCGAGCCCATCGATATCGCAGTCGCAAGGGCCGTGATCACGAACGGGGTTGCGACGACGAACCAGGAGACAGGGGAGAGCCCAATGCCGCAGAACGTGTCGAGTACCTTCACAACCGCAAGTCCGAGAACCAGCTTGATGATGAATGTCACCCACATACCCAGCGACAGGTCAAGACCCAGCTGAATGACCAGGAAGATTAAATACAGCAACGCAGGTGGGCACAATGCTTCGATGAAACGCATATTCACGTACTTATTGTAAACCATACAAAATATGGCTGAGGTTGCCTTTATCCAGGACGCAACGGGATGTACATCTGCCGAAGCCGAAGCCGCACTGACAAAGTATGGAGACCCGGTTTCCGCTGTAGATGCGATGCTTCCCAAGACGACCGTCTCGGGTGCGAAGCATATCCCCCCGCCCCGTCAGATTGATACCGGTGCGACCCCCGAGCAGGCTGAGTTGTGTGCGTCTGGTCGGAATCTGATGGACAAGCTTACCGCTGCAACCTCAGCCGCCCAGACGAAAATCCGATCCGGGCACTCGCTGGCGGGGGACGCAGTACAGCCGGCCGGCCAGGCTCGGCCGGAGTAGGGGCTGCCTGAACCATCTGCTGAACAACTGCGACAGGGTACTCCTTCTGAAACGCCTCCATCATCGTGGCAATCCGATTCGCCTCTGTGAAGATGTTCATTGAACGCACATGCCCGATGACGTCCACCCGCTTCGCATCATACGTCTCTTGGTTATCAAGGGCTTCGATGGCCGAAATCCACTCTTCCGGCACATCGCGTGTACACCCAATACCTGCCGGCATGATCCATTCCTCGACGCCCTCCGTACTGCCCACGATGCCCACATTCTCCGTCGCCGGTTTGGAGTAGATCACGGGGATTCCATTGTACATGGCTTCAACTGCGATACGACCGAAACTCTCATAGTACGACGGAAACAGCAGGACGCGAGTTCGCTTCAGGATATTGCGAATGTCGTCGTCGAACGGAATCCATTCAATGTTAGGTGGGGCGGGAGGTAGCCACAGCTCGCCATAGTACGGCTTCACTCCAAGGAACTTGCGATTGGGCATACGCTTGGCCAGCTCGATGAACTGATGAACACCCTTGTTCACATTCGCATTGACGAGCGTGATCATATCGCCATCGGGAGGCGTCTCCATGCGAATCTTGTCCTCCTGCATGAGCGGTCGAACGACGCCGGTGCGAACAATGGAGTGAGGAAACGGGTTCACGTGCTTGTGGAAATGACTCTCCATCGTGTGGTTGATGAAGAGGAACATCTCGACCCACTTGTTCGATGCCAGGTCGGTCAAGACGTTATACCGCCCGTCAAAGTGGGCAGTCACCGCGATGGGACGGTTGTATCCACGGGAGTTCACCTTGCGGACATACGGGAGGCAGGGTGCGTGGGGACAGACCCACAGCTCGCTCGAATCCAGGAAGGATGAACCCGCCGAGTAGTGCATGAAGCGAAACCCACGCCATGTACCTCCATTGTATCCCTCCTTCGGTTTCTCGATCGTCAGAAATACGGTCATATGACCGCGTCTCTGAAACTCGGTGGCTAGATCAATATCGTGGAGGAATGCACCGCACAGGTCGGGCATTCGGTTGGCGAAAAACACCACTCGCATTATGTAGAACCGTCGACTCGCGTTTTCTTAATTAAGCGTGTAGAGTCACCTCCCCACGTCCACGACTGAATCCAGTTATTCGGATTGCCGTGCTCGGACTGCTTGACAGGGATCAGTGGCTGGTAGTAGTTAGGGATCGTCTTGTCCATGATCGTCGACGCCTCCTTCTTCGTCCGCTGAAGCTGTGCGTGGATGAGCGATGACTCGTCGCCTACGGAATCCGCCTGACGTCCACGTCCCATGTTCGGCGTCGTCGGAAACGGGCGAATCCACAGCTGCTTCGGGCCTTTCATGCGAAGACCCTCGGCATCGCCCCAGCGAAGATCGGTGTTCGTATCGATCGTACACCCGTCGCCAAGACCGTACCCGCCGCGGGCGATCATACCCGGCTGATCCGCCATGGCCGACGCTGGACTCAGGGCACCTGTACAATCACTCCCTCCAAAGAAGGACGTCTGACGGCCCAGTGCCGCCTCATTTGCGAAGTTGTGACCCTGGATGTGGTCCTGGTCAAGGTTGCCACGAGTGCTGGCGAAAAACCAGTCAACGGTGTTCGATGACATACTCTTATCATCAAACCCAGAAAGTTTCATGGAAAACGGACAGTCAAGGTATAAGCTAAGTAAGGAGTACTATGCAGCCATCCGATTGGCATGAACATGACAACAAGGGACAGTACGTCGTCGATGTCTTTGGTCGTCTTCGTGACCAAACGGTCGCCTGTGTCCGGATCACGGGGTTCAAGCCCTACTTCTACGTTGCCGGAGCAGACCCTGGTGGAGGGGAACGGGTGTCCAAGTACGATGTCATGGCTGGCTTCGACTGTCTGAAGACAATCGATGTCTGGAAGGTCACGTGCCGCTCTCTGTCCGAGTACCACAAGAAGGTCCGCGAGCTGAATGCGGCTAAGCGAATGCTCTACGAGTCGAATCTGCCTCCATTCCTCCGTCTCTTCCACGACCGGAACATTGGACCTGGGTCTCCGATTCAATTCTTCGGCGATGAGGTGGATATGCCCATGGATCCGGAGACGGAGGAGCCCCTGTATTGCGTGGACGTCTTCTACATGTGCGACTGGACAACGCTCAAGCCTGCGGTGGGTAGTATCCCGCTCAAGGTGGCTTGTTACGATCTCGAGATGTACTCCAAGTCGGGAATGTTTCCTCAGGCTTCACAGGATCCCATTGTCCAGATCGGCGTCTCGTACCGCTGGTCAGACGACCTCATGACGCCGACCTCCAAGAAGGTCTTCGTGTTCGGCAGTGTCGATCCGTCCGACGAGCCGGGTACCGAGTTCGTCCCCTGCAAGACGGAGGAGGAGATGCTCTTCAAGTTTGCTGCCTCCGTTCGCCGCGAGAACCCTGACATTATGGCTGGGTACAATACGTTTGGTTTTGATGACGCCTACATCGAGGACCGATGTAAGCGACTGGGCATTCTCGATGAGGTGAACCTGTCGCGTGCCCCTATGGCCAAGGCCCGCGACACCGGCGGCAACTACTCCATGAAGTTCTCGGAGACGAAGCGGTTTGAGCTGGCGTCGGGCAAGTACGACCTCCGTATGATTGCTATGCGTGGGCGTCTCTGTATTGACCTGCTTCTGAACATGCGTCGCGAGCACAGCCTTGACTCCTTCAAGCTGGACTCGGTGGCATCCGTGTTCCTTCGCGATAAGGTTCTCGAGTACAAGCAAAATGTGGTCACGACTAAGAGCACTCGGGGACTACGCGTGGGTAACTTTGCCCGCTTTGACCTTGTGGGAAATACTACGGATCCGTACCGAGATGGCGAAAAGTTCAAGGTCGTCGCCGTCGACGGAAAGACCTTCACCATCGCCGCCCCCGCCGACCTCTTCGCTGACCTGAGCGACAAAGAACGGAAGTCCCTGGAGTGGACCTTCACCAAGGACGACGTGGAGCCACATGAGCTATTCCGGCTTCACGCAGAGGGTGGTCCCGCCGGTCGTGCGAGGATTGCCCGCTACTGTATTCAGGACTGCGACCTGGTCCTGACTCTGATGGGCAAGCTGGATACGATCGTCAATGCCCGCGGTATGGCCGATGTGTGCAAGGTTCCCATGCAGTTCGTGCTGATCCGTGGCCAGGGAATCAAGATCTTCTCGGCCGTCGTCTATTATGCGTCTCAGCGAAACCAGATCCTTCGGACGCAGCCAACGTTTGAGGGCGAGTCGGGATACGAAGGTGCGGTTGTCATCAGCCCGAAGATCGGGATGTATCTTGACCAACCGGTGTCCGTTCTGGACTTCAATTCTCTGTACCCGACCAACATGATCGCATACAACATCTCACCCGATACGCTGGTCAGCATGCGGGTGTTTGACTCAAACGACAAGCAGGTTGACGCATTGTGTGAGGGCATGACGTACCCAGCCATGCAGAAGCTGAAGGCCGCGGGCTACGTGCTTGATGAGGTCGAGTACGACAACAAGGAGACGGGTGGAAAGACGGTCTGTACCTACGTCCAACCCAAGGCAGATCAGCCCATGTTGACAGGCGTCCTGCCCAAGACACTGGAGATTCTGCTGGCAAAACGAAAGGAGTACAAACAAATGATGGAAGATCCTAAATACGATGATGCTTCTCGCTCTGTCTATAATGGTCTTCAGCTTGCTTACAAGGTCGTCGCCAACAGCGTCTATGGGCAGACTGGTAGTCGTGTATCTCCCATCCGAAAGATGTGCGTTGCCGCCTGTACCACCGCCGCTGGACGAAAGGCCCTGTTCCTCGCAAAACACATCGTGGAGTCCGAATTCAACGGAGAGGTCGTCTACGGGGACACAGACTCTATCTTCATCAAGTTCCCCACCAAAGACCTCGCAACCTCCATCGATCTGGGTATCAAAGCAGGAAAGCGAATCACGGAGCAGTGTCGCCGCCCGTACAAGATCGCGTACGAGAAGACCTTCTATCCGTTCATTCTCTTCTGTCGCAAGCGATACGTCGGTATGAAGTACGAGGAAGATCCGAACCCCAAGAAGGCCAAGCGGATGTCCATGGGGATCGTATTGAAGCGTCGCGATAATGCACCCATCGTCAAGGATGTGTTCGGAGGTGCCTTGGACCTCCTGCTAAGTGGGGCAACTGTGAAGGAGGCCCAGACCTTCGTCAAGACGATTCTGACCGATGTCCTGAACAACCGCGTTCCGCTTGAGAAGTTCATCCTGAGCAAGGCACTGCGGGATGATTACAAGAATCCCGATCAGATTGCCCATCGTGTACTGGCTGACCGCATGGCCGAGCGTGATCCGGGCACAGCCCCGAAGGTGGGTGATCGTGTACAGTACGTCTACGTCGCAGAGAACAAGGAGGCGTCCAAGCAGGGTGATCGCATCGAGAACGTCGAGTACGTGCGGTCTCACAACCTGAAGCCGGATACGCACTTATACATCACGAACCAGATTCAGAACCCGGTCGCCCAGTTGTTCGCACTGTGTATTGATCAGCTGGACGGCTACAAGGCTCCGATCAGTCCGTCGTATGCGACCCTGTATACCAAGTACCGCGAATCCATTGCTGCGAAGCAACCAGACCTGACGCCCGATGATCTGGAGGAAGAGGCGACTCTCGCAGTTCTGAAGCAGAAGGAGAAGCAAGTGGATACGCTCATGTTCCTGAGGTCAGCGGGTTTGGCCAACGAGGTCCGCAAGACAACTCGGGGTCCGATGGACGCATTCCTCAGGAAAACGGAAACCGTGAAGTAAACAATATGGAATGGCAGACGAAATGGATACACCGCGACCCGTCATTCTGATCACAGACGAAAAGAGTCCACCCTACGTTGTCCACGAACGCAAGCTATTCTTTGAAGACCTCATGATGGGAACATCCTTGGTCTTTGACACCGTCTTTGAGGCTTGGAGACAAGTACACCGCATCCGCATGGGCGTGCGAGATGAATACCCCGACCAGGAGGAGTACATGAAGGCACTCGAGGACCCGTATCCCTACGAGGAATCCTACATCTTCTACTGTCTGGGAAAGTAGCTTTCGGACGCACTGCGTAGACTCTTCAATGTCCACGCTTTCCCATGGAGTCATCGCCGTCGTTCGAGATCTCATCGATTCGGAAACTACCTTTTTCCGTACAGCCGTCGCACTGCCCGAGCCTCAGCGGAGTCGTATCCTGGGGAACCGGTCTCGCATGGCTCAGGATATCCTGTCGCTCATGCGGTTTCTGGTCAACCCTCCTCAGCCCCAGCAGCGGTTTGTTGTGAACATTCCGCTCGACATGAATGGACCCGACTTTGAGCCGGTTCACGTGACACCGTCAACTGAGCAGATCGCTGCTGCGATGGAGACGGGAGTGGCTGCCCCCGCGGATGGTCTGTGTGCCGTGTGCCAGGACGGGTTTGTGGTTCCATGTGCTCGCCTGACTCGGTGTGGACATCATTTTCATGTCGCGTGTATTAGCCAGTGGTTCAGGTCTAGCGTCCGTTGCCCGGTGTGTCGCGACGACGTACGAGAGGGTCCGCCTGAACCCAATGCTTCTGCCGGAGGATCTCATTCAGCTCGGGGCTGAACTTGGTCAATGGGGCCGGTGGAGGGAGTACATCGGATTCCCCGTACTGAAGCTGCTGAAACATTCGTCGCACATCGTGCTGACATGCCCTTGCGAGGGTAGCAATATCGCGACCGGGGAACAATGGAATCAGGTCCGCGGGCTTAGGAGGATGGCAACGGATCACTTCAATTTTTTCCGCCGCCTTGAAGATGCGTGGAACTTCGTTACAGGTCAATAGGATCGGCAGAGTTCGGTCAGATGAGGTCATCCACTCCACCAACTTCCGCTGTGCGTGGGAGTCGGATCCGTCAATTTCATCCAGGAGAAGGCACGATGTCTTTGTGTCTCCACGCAGCAGCGAAGAGATGCTTCGGCTGTTGCGATAGCTGGCAACGAGCTTCGAGACGTCCTCGTGACTTCGCATCGTCTGTGTGGCGTTAATTTCCAACGGCTCCATCCCCGAACTGCGAATGGACGCAAGGGCCATCGTGGTCTTACCGATTCCAGGCGGTCCGTGAAGGATGATCACGCTAGAATGCGGTTTGGTTGTGAGGTACGACCGCAAACGACTCTTTACCTCTGTGTGTCCAACTACATCCTCGAGTACGAGGGGTCGCTGGGTTTCACTCCACATACCTGAGTTTCAAGCAAGATGAGAAAATGCTTGCGAAGAGAACAATGGATGTCCCTCAGCATGTTCTTCGAAGTCTCTTTCGGGACACGCCATTTCCACTGATTCAGCATCACGTGGACTCGTACAATGCGATGCTTGAGTCTCGTATCCCACTCTTCATGAAGGCGTCGAACCCCCACGAGCTGGAGCTTCCGGAAGGTCGGTACATTCGCGTATACATCGGCGGACGAGAGGCAAACCGGATGAAGTGGTCGAGCCCTGTCGACGAGCTTGGGAATGCGGTAGTGCCTCACGCCTGCCGCCTGGACGATCAGACGTACTCTGTGACTCTCACGGCGGACCTTGAGGTGGAGTATATCGTTCCTGGACATGCCAATGTGGTTCGCGAGTTCAAGGACGTTCTGATTGGAAAGATCCCGCTGATGTTGAGGAGCCGTATGTGCTACCTGACAGGCATGGACGGATACGAAGTCGGCGAATGTAAGTTTGAACCCGGTGGGTACTTTATCATCGACGGTGCTGAGAAGGTCCTGCTCACTCAAGAGAAGCTGGGCAACAACATGATGTATTCAGGCAAGCGGCGGCAGCCGCCACCGGCTGACCAGAAGGCGACGCTTCAGGAGAAGTCGGCTGCACTTAACTTTGCCGGCGGAGCTGAGTTTGAGTCACCTAGCGAGTTTTACACGGGCATTCGCTCGGTGTCCGAGGACGCGAGTCGTGGTCCGTACTCTCACTTTTTGATTATTCCTGATCGCAATCCCTACGAGGAGAATCCCAAGAAGGGCGGTGGACCTCCGTACTTTTCACAGCACGGCCGAGTAGCGTCCATTACCCTGCCGGGGTTTGGTCAGCCGGTTCCACTGATCAGCGTGTTTCGAGCCCTGGGATGTGGTTCGGATCGCGACATCTACGAGACTGTCCTGTTCGACGTCGTTGAGTCCCAGCGTAACGTCTACGACGACCTGTTGGCAACGCTCATTCTCAGCCACGAGGCCTTCCTCATACGGATCAAAGAGACGGATTTGGATGTGCTCAAGAAACAGACCCGTTCGCGTAGCCGTGTCGAGGTGGTTCGCATTCTCCACGAGATGCTGTTTCCGCACGTGGAGGGAAAAGAGGATACGGGTGGGCTGTTTCGGCGTAAGGCATATCACCTTGGCCTGATGCTGCGGTCAACAATGGACGTCATTCTGGGAATCAAGCCTCCGTCCGATCGCGATCACTTTCAGTACAAGCGTCTGGAGACATCGGGCGATCTGTGCTTTGGCGAGTTCCGCCGCATCTTTCGCGACCTGTCCAAGTCCATGTTGCTGGAACTCGATAAGAAGGTCAATCAGTTCGAACGCCAGACGTATGCGGGCACGAACATCGTCAACGTCTTTCAGCCTGAAACGGTTGGCTTCTTCTGGAAACCCTACCGCATGATGAACGAGTTTCTGAAGTCCTTCAAGGGTGCGTGGGGTGGTCGTGACGGCATTGCCCAGGAACTGAGTCGCGTGTCGTATGTTGGCGTGATTTCCCACCTGCGTCGTACGAACCTGGCCATGGATCGCACGTCCAACAAGCCCGAACCGCGTCGCTACCATGGATCGCAGATTGGTCTCATGTGCCCAGTCGACTCGCCCGACGGCCGTAACATCGGGTACATCAAATCTCTCGCAGTGATGGCCCAGATCTCAACTGCGTTCCCGTCTGCGAAGGTACGTGAGCTTCTGACCGCATCCAAGCTCGTCCGTCCATTGGCTGATATTCATCCGGCTACCTGGGATCCTCGCTGGACTCCTGTGTTCCTGAACTCTGACCTCGTTGGCGGATGCGTTGGAAACACAATGGCCCTGGTGGCAATGCTGGTCGACGCACGCAGGAACGGTACCCTCGACAAGGCGGTCTCGGTTGGATGGAGCCCGGTGAACAACCTCCTTCGCATCACGTGTGACTCTGGACGCCCTGTGCGGCCCGTGTACCGCGAAGGTGTGACCATTGAGGCGATGCGTGCGACCAAGACATGGGACGACATCGCCAAGAACCTGGAGTACATTGACGCCCTGGAGACGGACTGTTCGCGTCTGTCTCTGACGCCCTTTCACCCCACACTCCGCTCAGAGATTCACATGTCCTTCAATCTGTCGGCACTCACGAACCTCACGCCCTTTTCCGATCACAATCCTGGAACTCGTAACGCCTTTGCGATCGCACAGACCAAGCAGACAGCCTCGTGGTTTCACACCAACTACACCAAACGGTTTGACACGATCTCGCTGATGTGCGTTCTTCCGCAGAAGCCTCTGACGCAGACGTGGATGTACCGCGAGATGATGGGGTCGGGAGGATGTATGCCGTATGGCGAGAATGCGATGGTGGCCATCACGACCTACGGTGGATACAACCAGGAAGATTCCGTGATGATGAACGGCACCTCGATGAAACGTGGCATGTTCCAGACGCTGTACTTTCACAGCTACAAGGGCGAGGAGGACATGATTGATCCTGCGACACAGCTCCACACGGAGATCGTCAATCCCCTCACCAGTGCGGCCCATCGCGATTCGGTCAAGCGAAAGGAAGGTATGGACTACGAGAGTCTGGACGGAGACGGCTTGATCAAGATCGGAACCATGGTGACCGGCACGACTGTTCTTGTGGGTATGATTAGCCCCGTAGTGGACGTCACTGGACACGTGACCGGATACCGCGATGTCTCCATGACCCCTAAGCGTGATCAGCGTGGGCGTGTGGATGCCGTATACCGCTTCTCGACGCAGGAGGGACTGCGTGGAATCAAGATCCGCATCGCAGAGGAGCGTTATCCGGTGCTGGGCGACAAGATGGGTAGCCGTCATTCGCAGAAGGGCACGGTGGGTATGATTCTGCCCGAGGAGGATATGCCCTTCACATCTCGGGGGCTGCGTCCGGACATTATCTTCAATCCCCACGCGATGCCGACGCGTATGACGATTGGTCAGTGGATGGAGTCGTCGTATTCCCGACTGGCACTGAAGCAGGGTGCTTTTGTCGACGGGACACCCTGTACCACCCGAGAGCGGGTCAATACCCTGAAGGCCATTCTGACCTCGCAGGGGTTTGAGCCGTATGGCACCGAAGTGTTGTACAATGGAATGACAGGCGAGCAAATGGAGGCGGATGTCTTCATGGGGCCGACATACTACCAGCGTATGAAGCACATGGTGGAGGACAAGATCAACTACCGTGCCACGGGTCCTCGCAAGGCTCTGACGCACCAGCCACTGGAAGGACGTTCGGATGAAGGCGGTATGCGTGTCGGCGAGATGGAACGCGATGCTTTGCTCGCACACGGTCTGTCCAAGTTTGCGGCCGAGAGCTTCATGGAGAGGTCAGATAAGGCCGAGGTGCTGTACAATCGCGAGTCGCAGATGCTGGACGTCAGCCGCGACAAGCTGGAGATGCCGTATGCGATGTTTCTGTATGCCCGTGAGTTAGAGTCCATGCATATTACTGTTCAGCTGAAAACGGAGTCATAATGGCTTTTAACTCTCCGTCTCATACAAAATGCTTCGAACTCTTCTTATGGCCATCGCTGCTGTCCTCGTGGGAGGACAATCACCGTCCGCAGCACCAAGCCGCGCTCCCACACAGCTGTCATTCATGGACACAACCAAGATTGTGCCTACGGGCAATTTCACGCTGGGATATCTGAACAATACCGCAGAGAATGACTGCCGCATTGGTGTGGTCAGGTTTCAAGCCGCTGTGGCAGGGCAGGTGTCGCAGTTCTCCTTCGGTGCCTTCTCACAGACTGCAAACGAGACATG